TGCGGGCTCTCGGCCTCTCCGAGAAAGGCCTGTGGTGCCGCCACCAGTGCCGCCACCGCGCGCGGGGCCAGCGCCAGCGGGCGGGCGGCCAGCCGGCGGGCAAGCATGTCGGTTCGGGTCATGGGTTTGTGGTTTCCGTCGTGTCAGCGGGCGTATCGCTCGGGGCATCAACCAGCTGCGCCGCGCCCTGGGCGGGGGAGCCGGGGCGGCGGAAGTCGAGACCGAGGGTGGCCTCGCGCGCCCGGTCGGCGGCGATCTCGGCATCCACCCGGTCGGCGTCGTAGCCGCGCTGGGCCATGGCCATGGAGCGGCTCTTGAGACCGGCCTCGATTTCGGCCACCTCGGCCGAGATGTCTTTCAGCGGATCGACCCAGTCCCATTTCGGGGGCAGCCAGTCGGATTTCAGCCAGGTCCGGCGGTTGGCAGCAAAGTCCGGCAGGTCCAGCGCACCGGCCATCACCGCAGTGTCCATCCACCGTGCCCAGACCGGCTTGCACAGCTGGTGGATCAGGACCCGGTGCTGCCAGGCCGAGAGCCGCCGGCGGAACTCGATGATCGAGAGGCGCGAGTTCGCGAAGTTGGCCTTGGCCAGATCGTTGCTGACATAGGAATACGGCACACCCAGCGCCGCCGAGACCTGCAGAAGGGTCCGGTACTGGAACGGCTCGTAGGTCGGCCCGGAATCCGGCGGCGAGGGCGTGTCGATCGCCTCGCCCGGGTCCAACCGCACCACCTGGCCGGGCTCCACCGCCAGCGGCTCGTCGGGAGAATCCAGTGGCGCATCGACCTGCGGCGAGGTCACGAACAGGGCAAACATCGAGCTGACCTTCTTTCGCTCGAGTTCGGCGTCGTCGTACTGATCGAGAAAGAACAGCTTGACGATGGCGGGCGCAAAACGCGAGACGCCGCGCACCTGACCGGCCTCAACCGGGTCGATCACGTGAATGACCTCGGAGGCGGGCACGCGGACCTTTTTGCCGGCCTGGCCGGTTTCTGTCAGGTCCCCCGGATGCCGGCGCAGGAAGTGATAGGCCACGCGCCGGCCGATGGGGTCGAACTCCACCCCCTGCCGGATCATGCCGCCGCCAGATACATCGCGGTTGTCGTCGAGCGGCAGCATCTCGGCGGGGATCATCTGCAGCTGCAAGGGCACCGACAGCCCGTCCTGCGGCAGACGGGGCCGAAAGCGGAAGAACACCTCGCCGGCCAGGAACAACTCGCGCGCGGCGCGGCGCTGCAGCCCGTAGAAATCGGTCAGCCCCTCGGCGTCCGCCTCCGCGACCCATTCCTGCCAGAGGGACTGGATCGCCGATTTTCGGGCTTCGTCCTCGACTTTCGAGGTCGGCTTGACACCGTCGCCCACCGCATTGCCGGTCCAGCTTTCAAGCGCGTTCAGCGCGTAGCCGTTGTTGCGCACAAGCCACCGGGCGCGCGCCGTGATCGTCGGGCCGGCCTGGGCGATCAGCGTGTTGACGTGCGCGCGGCTCGCCTGAAAGCGCATGAGGCGCCGGCCCTGCAGCCCGGCCTCGAAGCCGCCGGTGAAGGCACCAATCCGGCGGCGCAGGCCTGTCATTACCGCCATCTCAGAGGCCTTTCGAGGCGGTGACGCGGGTCACGCGGCGGTTGGGGTCTGTCCCGGTCTGGGCCGCAATGCGGGCCTCGAGGTCGGCAATGGCACGCGCCATCTCGGCGTCACTGCCATAGGTCACGGTCTTGCCGTCATAGCTGGTCGAGCGCACGCCGCGAAAGCGCGCCGCCAGCAGCGCGTCCAGCTGCGCCTGCATCTCGGAGAGCGTCATTTCCTACCTCATCATGTTCGGCGTATAGACCCGCCGCCTGCGCCGCGGGGTGCGCGGCTGGCCGGCGGTCGGTTCCGGTGGCTGGGCGTTCTCTTCGGCAACGGCGACTACCTCTTCCTCCGGCACAATCCCCACCTGCGCCTCCAGCGATTGCCAGGTGCTTTCGGCCCAGCGATCCGCCCCGAACAGCCAGGCGGCGCCGCGCGCATAGACCCGGCAGTCGAGCGCTTCATTGCGCTCGCGCATCTTCTGCCATTCCAGCTTGGCAAACCCGCGCCGGTCGCGCCGTGTCACCAGCTGTTCGGCGGTCAGCTGCTTCAGCCATTCGGAATCCACCCAGTCGGGCAGGTGAACAAAGCCCGTGGGATCGGTGGCACCCTGATCCCGTTCCTCGTCCGTCGGCCTGCGAAGGCGCAGGAAGCGATAGGTTTCCGACTTGAACACCGCTGTGGCGATGGTCCAGAGCTTTGCCCCGCGCCGGATGCGCTTGCCGCCCTCGGTGGCATCGACAAAGGTCGGCCCAGTGACGGGGCTTGCCCGGTTGAATCCTTCGACACCCTTTACCGGCGCCACCTGCGCGCCGGTCTGCTGACGGGCCCAGCTGTAGACGGCCGCGCTCTCGTAACCCGTGTCGATCGCCAGCTTGCCGATTTGCAGGACAGCGCCGTTTTCGTGTTGCCAGGTCCGGCCAAGAAGCGCCCTCAACTCCTGCCAGCAAGCTGGATCGGCCGGCCCGCCGTGGATCACGACATGATCCACCAGCCAGCTTTCCAGTCCGCGCCCCCAGGCCCAGATATCGACCTCGATGCGGTCCTTCTGCACATCCGCGCCTGCCGTCAGGAACAGCCCCCGCGCCGGCACCTTGCCTGCCGCCCAGCGCTCGCGGCGCTCGTAGAGCCGCTGCCAGTCCGGTGCCTCGCCGCTTTCGGCCCAGGTCTCGCCCAGGATGGTGTTCTTCAATGTCTTCAAGGCGGAATCGTTGCCCCTTGCTTCTTCCCACTTCCGGGCAATGGCAGCCCAGCTGAGCCAGCCCAGCGGCGAGTAGAGACCGTTGATGTGGAAGCCGACAATGCCCGCCGCTTCGGCTTTCTGCCTGGTTTCTTCATCGGCCGTACTTTGCCAGCAGGCGCCATTCTCCTCGGCCATCATCTGCGTCTTGAACCGCTCCTCGATCAGTTCCTCGCAGTGTTCGCAGACGTAACGGGCAGTTTCCGGCTTGCCCTTCTCCCAGCGCAGACGCTCGAACTTCAACCATTGCAGCCCCCCGCAATGGGGGCAGGGAACAAAGTACCGGCGCTGGTCGGAGAGCTGGAATTCCCGCTCGATCCGGCTCAGCCCCGTCACCGTCGGGGTCGAGGCGAGGAAGATCTTCGCGCGATGCCCGAAGCTGTTGGTGCGGGCCTCGGCCAGCTGCACCGGATCGCCCTCGCCATCGACATCGCCGGGATAGGCATCGACCTCGTCCATGAACACCCAGCGCGCCGGCATCGAGCGCAGCCCCACGGCCGAGTTCGCCCCCGTCAGGATCAGCTGCCCGCCGGGGAAGCGCTTGGCCAGCACCGTGTTGCCGGAATCCCGGCTGCGCGACGGGCTGACCAGGTCGCGCAGCGCCGGGCTGTCCTCGATCAGCGGGTCGATCCGCTGCTGGCTGAGCCGCTTGGCCAGGTCCACCGTCGGCTGCACCGCCAGCATCGGCCCCGGGGCGCGGTGAATGCAGAAGCCGATCCAGTTGTTGCCGCCCTCGGTGGCGCCGACCTGTGCGGCCTTCATGAAGATCACCCGCCGCGCCGGATCGCCGGGCGAGAGCGCATCCATGATGCCCCGCATGTAGGGGGTGCGGGATGTGCGGTAGGGCCCCGCTTCCGAAGCAGCACGGGATGACAATATCCTGTGCCGGTCGGCCCACTCGGACACCGTCAGCGCCGGGTCAGGGGCCAGGCCCTTCAGCCAGGCGGCCCTGATCCCGTTCGTGCCATCCCCGTCATCCGAGCTCAATCTCGATCTCCGCCAGCTCCGCGAGGTGCCGGCGGAGGTGGTGCTCCAGCACCTGCTCCATCAGATGGGCATCGACCCCCAGTTCGGCGGCCATGTCGGCAGCAACCCGCGGCGGCCAGTTCATCCAGGCGTCGCGCTCGCGCCGGGCAAGGTCGAAGACCAGCGCCGTGGCCTTCGCCCGGTCCACCAGTTTGCCTTTCATCTTCGCGAGCTTCACCTTCGCGGTCTGCGCGCCGATCATCTCCCGTGCCGCCCGCGCGCGCATGTAGGCCGCCGGGCCGCCCGGGGCAGCGGTGCCGGCCTCGCGCAGGGTGTCATCGACCGCCTTGATGGCCGCACGGGGGACGGGCTTGCCGGACATGTGCCGCTTCACCGGGTCGGTTTGCGCCTCCCACTGCCGGTCGGCCTTGACGGGGTCAATCGTGCCGTCCTTCTCCAGCGTGATCCGCCCCGTGGCGATGGCCTTGCGTACTGCGCTCTCGGCCACGCCGCGGTGGCGCGCATAGGCGCGGCGGGACAGTCCCATGGGAATCCTCCGATCAGATTGCAATCAGCGCGGCGCGGATAACGCCATGATATTGCGGCGATTGTCGTTGATGCGTGGGGCGCGCCGATCAAACGTGAGGGCATCCGAAGGCCAGTTACAGGAGGTTGCCGTGTCAAAACTTACCGACACCCAATTGCTCATTCTGTCTCGCGCCTCCCAGCGCGATGATCGCATCGCCCTGCCGCTGCCGGGGCGCCTGCGTGGTGCGGCCGCAAAGAAGGTGGTTGCGCCGCTGATCGAGCGCGGCCTGCTGGTGGAGATCGATGCCGATCCCCGCAAGCGCGGCGCGCTCTGGCGCCAGCGGCAGGACGGGACCTTTGCCACGCTTGCCATCACCGATGCCGGGCTTGAGGCAATCGGCATCGAGATTGACCCACCCAGGCCGGAACCAGTTGCCGACCCGGCGCCCGAACCCTCGGCCCAGCGCAAGGGCACCAAGCAGGCGATGTTGATCGAGATGCTGCACACAAAGAATGGTGCCACGCTCGATGAGATCGTCGAAGCGACGAGCTGGTTGAAACACACCGCACGTGGTGTGATCTCCGGCCAGCTGAAAAAGCGGTTGGGGCTGAATGTCGTGACCGAGGCCGATGACGAGAGGGGAAGGGTCTATCGGATTGCCGATTGATCGCCCGCTGCCGGGCCTGATCGATTGTGATCGCCGGCCCTTCGATAAAGCCATGATATTGCTGCGATTATGGTGGATAGACGCGCCCGGGCGATCAATCCTGTGGACGCGAAACGACACGACCCACGGAGACCGCCCCATGCACAGCCAGATCCACACCGTCACCGACCTCATGACCGCCGCCGCTAGAGCCCTGTGCGAAGGGGATCAGGCCGCCCTGTTCGAGTTGCTCGAGATCAGTGCCGACTGGCTGCAGCCTGACGCCGAGGCCGACGCCCAGCGCACCATGCTGGAAGCGATGATCGAGGCCATCGACAATATTCCCGACCGGGGGTGATGTCGCCACAAGCGCCCACATAAGGCCCGATCCGGCACGTCGCCCTCATGGGGCGGCGTTCTTCGTTCCGGGCCCTGTCGCGCGCGCACGTGCCGCCTCGAAGGCCCGTCGCAGCACAAAGGAGCGCAGCACCGAGATGACCGAGAACAGGGCGGCCAATTGCAGGTTCTGGCGCAGCGTGGCGTGCAGGCCGAAGGCCGGGAAAGCCAGGACCTGGGTCACGACCGCCAGGCCATAGCCGACGACGACGTTTGTGATTGCTTCGATCAGGGACATGGTCCGGCTTTGCTTCATTCCTCCCCCTCATCCGTCGCACAATTCAGCCGCCAGAACTCGAACCGCATACGCTGCAACCAGGGGGACCACGCCGTTGCCGCAAAGTCGAAGGCGGTCCACGCGGTTGGCCAGCCCATCAGCGCCTCGACGAAGGCTGGGTTCAGCGTGCGGGGCGTGTCGGAGGTATTCGTTCCAGGCCCCGAGGTCGCCGGGGCCAGGGGGGAATGCACGGTGAAGTTCGCCAGCTGGTCCATGTGCTTGCGACCGGTGCCGTTCCTCTCCACATGCGCCCGGCTGTTGGCGCCCTTGGCATCCCGCGCCGCCGGGGTCGGCCACAGGCGGCTGGCGTGCGTCAAGTCGGCCACTTTCCTCTTGCCCGCGCTCGGCTTGTTGCCGTCGCTTGCCATCGGCGTCGGCCAGCGGCGCAGGAGTTCCGTCCGGTTTCCGCCGCTCGAGCGAAGCCCCGAGCAGGCGCGCGGGGTCGGCCAGGTAGTCGCCCTCCCGGTGGGCAAGGACGAACAGCCGCTCGCGCTTGTGGGGCGCGCCGACTTCCGCCGCCGTGAACAGGCCCGCCGCAACTCTGTAGCCCATGCCGACCAGGCCTCGGGCGACCTCGGGAAAGCCGAGGCGGAGATGATGGGCGACATTCTCGAGAAAGACGAAGGGCGGCGTGCATTCGCCGATGATGCGGGCGACATGCGGCCAGAGGTGGCGGGGATCGTTTGCACCCTTCCGCTTGCCCGCCACGCTGAACGATTGGCACGGGTAGCCCGCAGTGACGATGCCCACCGCTCCACGCCACGGTCGGCCGTCGAAGGAGGCAACGTCGTCCCACACAGGAGCCTGCGCCAGGGCCTTGTCTTCCATCCGCGCCACGAGGATGGCCGCGGCGTAAGCGTCCCGTTCGACATGACACACAGTGCGATATCGGGGACAGGCGATGTGCAGGCCGAGCTCGAGCCCGCCGGCGCCGGAGCAGAGCGAGAGGCCGAAGAGGCATGCGTCATCTGGTCCGGCAGACAGGCCGGGGGAAGATACAGCCACGCCATGCATCGCCTCAGCGCAAGCTGTCGGCCACATCGGCGAAAGTCTGGCCGCTCTCCTCCAGCACCGCCTGCTTGCCCGTGGCCTCCTGCCAGCGCTTGATGGCCACATCGACGAAGGCAGGCTGAAGCTCCATCGCGTACACCTTCCGGCCCAGCGCCTCGCCGGCCACAATCTGTGAGCCCGAGCCCGAGAACGGCTCGAAGCAGATCTCACCCTTCTTCGTGTGCCGGCGCATCGGGATCGCGAAGACCTCGAGCGGCTTCTGGGTGGGGTGTTCCGCGCCGGCCGGGCGGGCCGCGCCTTCCCAGTCCAGCTCCCAGACGCTGGTGACGTTGTGGTCGTTCCCGCCCAGGTGCGGTGGCTTGTGGCCCTGCTGCCAGCCCATGAGGCAGGGCTCGTGCCGCCAGGGATAGTAGCTGTGCGTCGGGATGGCGGCCGGCTTCACCCAGACGATCTGCTGGTGGTTCAGGACTCCCAGATCTGTCCACACGGCCTCGATCATCGCGGCGCGCTTGTGAGCATGCCAGCAATACCAGGCGGCGTCCTTGCGGGTGACCTTTATGGCGTTGCCGAAGACCGCGCGGAGGAAGCCCTCGGCATCCTTGATGTCCACCTCGCGGTAGAGGTCGGACCAGTCGTGGCCGGCGCCACCTGGCCTGCCGGCGCCGGTGTAGTCGACAAGGTAGGGTGGGTCGGTGGAGAACAGGGCGGCGGTCTGGCCGTCCATCAGGCGTTCGACGTCCTTGAGGTTGGTGCTGTCGCCGCAGAGCAGGCGGTGGTTGCCGAGCAGCCAGAGATCGCCAACCCGGGTGACCGGGTCTTTGGGCGGCTCGGGCACCGGGGCGGGGGCAAGGTCGCCCTCGGGTTCCTCTTCCTCAAGCCCGTCGAGCAGCTCATCCAGTTCCTCGTCCGAAAACCCGACCAGGTCGAGGTCGAAATCCATCTCCCGCAGGGCCGCCAGTTCTGCCCGCAGCAGTTCCTCATCCCAGCCTGCATTCTCGGCGATCCTGTTGTCGGCGATCACCAGGGCTCGGCGCTGGGCCTCGGACAGGTGGTCCAGCGTGATGACCGGCACCTTGTCGAGGCCCAGGCGCTGCGCGGCCAGCAGGCGACCGTGGCCGGCGATGATCACCCCGTCGCTGCCCGCGAGGATCGGGTTGGTGAACCCGAATTCCTCGATCGACGCGGCAATCTGGGCGATCTGGGCATCCGTGTGTGTACGGGCGTTCCCGGCATAGGGGGTGAGGTCGCCCAGCGATGTCATCCTGATCTTCACGGTCTTTCCTTGCGTTTGCCCGGCCCCGAAAGAAAACGGCCCCGCGCGATGGCGGGGCCAAAGTTGCCAGCAGGGAGGCGGGTTCTGTCGGGGGGTGCGCACCCGGATCTGCTTGAGGTGCGCACCGGGGTGCGCAGGTGCGCACTTGGTGGAATTCTCCCAAGCTACGGTAAATATGAGGTTTTCTTGCGGCCGAGCGGCAGGTGCGCACCCAGACTGCGCACCCAAAACAATACCCTGTCGCTAGAGAAATACCGCGCCAAGCCCCCCCGTATTCGATCTCGGCCCGGGAGGACCCAAGGTTGGGGGGTGGTGCAAAGAAAAACGCCCGCAAGGGTTTCCTGCGGGCGCTAATCTTCGATGGTGAATGTATGAGTCAAGAGGGGCAGGGTTGTCAATGGGGTAATCGCGCCTTGAACTGGGCGATGCGTTTGGTTGTTGTCGTATCGCTCATCTCCTCGACGCGACCGGCTTCGATATCTCCAATGCCTTTGGCGATGCCTGCCTCGATTTGAAGCTGCGTTTCTCTTTTCAAGGCGTGCATATTGGTGTCTGAGGGGTTTTCGTCGGATAGACTCATCACATTTTCCCGGATTCCGGCTCGTTCTCCCTACTTCTTGGAAAACGGCACGACATTGTCACCTTTCATGAACGCCAGTGGGCCCTTTTCTTCGATTTCCCGAAGCGCGGCGTTCCGGGCATCCTTGTCTGATACGAATTGCTCGTCCCAGACGTGACTTGTGTTTTCATGATCGACAACCTCGAGTGTCCAGGTCTTTTCGTTCTCCAAGCGATAAATCTCGATGGAGAACGGGTAGCCATCAACAACAATGTGCTGACTCTTTCCGGACGTCACGAGGTTTGGTTCGTCGTCGCTCATTCGAGATTGTCTCCACAGTTGGGCCCGATCTGATTATCAGCGGGTTTGTCAAATCGTCAATTTGTTTCCGGCTGTCACACAGCGGTAGAGCCAAGAGAAACGGGGCGGTTTTCTATTCCGCAGCGACCGTCGAGAACAGCTCCTCAGCCTGTTCCAGCACGATCTTGATTGCGGAATCCTGCAGATCCGGTGGATAGCCGAACTTGCGCAGGGTGCGCTTCACGAGAACCCGCAACCTGGCACGCGCACTGGCGCGCTGGGCCCAGTCGACAGTCACATTCGCTTTCAGGCCAGCCAGGAGTTCATGGGCAATGACCTTGAGCTTGTCGTTTCCCAGGACATCGACGGCGCTCTTGTTCAGTGCGAGAGCGTCATAAAAGGCGATCTCCTCCACGGAAAGGCCCTCGTCTTCGCCACGCTTCCGGGCCTCGCGAATTTCATGGGCAAGATCGATCAGCTCTTGCAGAACTTCCACAGTGCTGATGGCATTTGCGTGATACCGCGCGACGGCGTGTTCCAGGCGTTCGGAAAACTGCTTGCTTTCGACAATATTCGATTTGCTGCGCGATGATATTTCGTCGTTCAGCAGTTTTTTCAGGGCCTCAAGGGCCAGGTTCTTTTCATCCATCTGCTGGATTTCGGCCAGGAACTCGTCGGACAGGATCGAAATGTCCGGCGACCGCAACCCTGCGGCCGATAGAATGTCCACAATCTCGGTGGAAACGACGGAGCGGTCGATGATCTGTTGCACGGCAAGCTGCTTGTCGGCGGTCGAGCCACCCTCCGTCTGTGCCGATTTGACCAGGGCCGCGCGAATGGTCTGAAACAGGCCGACCTCGTCGCGTATTTCGCGGGCCTCATCGCTGGCGGCCGCCAGCGCGTAGGCCTTGGACAGCGCCAGTACGGCATCCTGGTAACGGCGCAGCGCCTTTTTCTTTGCCTCTTTTGATGTTTCTTCTGCTGCCGCTTTCTGCTGGCGTTCCAGGATCCAGTTCATCGCCGCCGCCAGGACTTTCAACCGTTCCTGCGGCGTGCCTGTCAGCCCAGCGCTGTAGTCGAACCCGTGGAACATGTCGCGCACGATCTCGTAACGCTTGAGCATCTCGGCAACGGCTTCGGCCTCGTCGATGCCGGCCAGGCGGCGGTCGTTTGCCGAGTATTGGCCCAGCGCGGCCTTCAGGCTCTGAGCAATGCCGATATAGTCCACCACCAGCCCGGCGGGCTTGTCGCGAAACACCCGGTTGACGCGCGCAATGGCCTGCATCAGCCCGTGGCCCTTCATCGGCTTGTCCACATACATCGTGTGCATCGACGGCGCGTCAAACCCCGTCAGCCACATGTCACGCACGATCACCAGCTTTAGCGGGTCGTCCGGGTCCTTGGCCCGCTTGGCCAGCAGGTCGCGCCGGCCCTTGTTGCCCACGTGAGGCTGCCAATCCGCGGGGTCCGAGGCCGAACCGGTCATCACCACCTTGATCACGCCTGCGTTGTCGTCATCGGAATGCCAATCGGGCCGGAGCGCCACGATCTCCTTGTAGAGTTGTACGCAGATGCGGCGGCTCATGCACACGATCATGCCTTTGCCGTCGAGCGCGGCGATCCGGCGCTCGAAATGCTCGACAATGTCGGCCGCAACCATTTTCAGCCGCTTCTCTGCGCCGACCAGAGCCTCGACCGTTGACCACTTCCGTTTCAGCTTTTCCTGCTCGCTGAGCGCTTCATCCTCAGTCAGGGCTTCGATTTCGGCATCGATCTTCGGCTTTTCCTCTTCCGGCAACTCAATCCGGGCCAATCGGCTTTCGTAATAGATCGGAACCGTCGCCCCGTCCTCGACGGCACGGGTGATGTCGTAGATGTCGATGTAGTGGCCGAATACCGCCGGGGTGTTCACGTCCTCCTTCTCGATCGGTGTTCCGG